GCTCTTCGTCTTCACCTGGAGGCCAGCCGCAGAAGCCGCCCGAGTGAGCAGGCCGTACTTCGCCTGCACCGCGACCCCCGCCGGATGCGCCAACGTCACAATCCCGTGCGCCCGATCCGTGGTGACCACCTTCGAAGTCACCGGCACGTCAATCTCGCCCGACCCCTTGAACGCCCCCACCGTGCCCGCAGCATCGCGGACATGGTCGGCGATCTCCTCAGTCTTCGCCGCAATCACCGCGTGCATCTCGCCACCCTTGAGGATCGCCGCAATGCCCGCATGATTCAGCTTGACCCGGTTACTCGCCATCCACGCCACCAGCACGCTTCACCGGCACCTCAAGACCAGCCATACCGCCGGCAGGCCACGGCCACTCACCAGGCAGACCATCGACCTGCCACTCCACGCCATCAATCAGCAGCATGTCGTCGGCGCCGATCGTGACCGTAGCCGGGCCATAAACCGTCTTCCCCACAACCACCGGAGCCACACGCGGATCAGACGACTCCACGGCATAACGGGGCGCCACCAGCACCCCATCCCACGGCATCTGCACCGTCGTCTCGCTAGTGTTCCCGAGGCGGTCCTGCGTGGTAGTCGTCGTAACAACCGTGACCGTCTGCGCGCCCGCAAACACGTCACACCACCGGATCAGGGCCAGCGAGACTCACCGAATACACGCCGCCCTCAGCACCAGAACACAGGCTCTGAAGCTGCACAATCTCAGACGGCCAGAACATGCCCCGCCGCTCCTGCCGCGTATCCAGCGTCTGCCCAAACGGTCCCGCCGTCTGCGCCTGCAAAGCACCCGACCCGGCGTCATTCCACCGGATCACAGCACCCCGCAGGATCGCCTTCACCGCAGCCGTGTTCGTGAACCCAGCCGCAGTGATGCAGGGGGCGGCCAGCACAGCCATAGCCTCAGCGTCATCGATCATCGCCTGCGCCTTCGCCTCATCAATCGAGGCAAAAGGGAGCAGATCCTCGGTCGTCAGAAACGCCATGCTGACCGCCTCCCGTCTACTTCTTGCTCTTGCGAGGCACCGACTTCTTGGCCGGCGCCTTGGACTCGACCTGCGCCTCCCGGTAGCCAGCGGCCTCCCAGAACCCGACCGACGCCTGGTCAGTCTTGATCTGGTGGCCGCTGGCCGGGTGGCTCAGAACGATCACGGGGTGTCGACCACGCCGTCCGTGATGCGGACGAAGTGGTTGACGTCGCGGACGATGAACCCGACCTCGATCTCGGCGCGGATCGCGAACATGTTGCGCTGCCACAGGTTGACCTGCGTGCCGCCGTCGTTCACGGTCGCCTGGTCGGACACGTCGACCTGGATGCCCTCGACGGTGCCGTAGATCGCGCTGTTCGCGAAGTCACCAGCAACGGCGACGTCATCGCCGACCGTGGTGGACTTCTTGAGGGAACGCTTGGTCCCGTAGACGGGGCGACCGAGGATCTGGCCCACGGTGCCGTCGGTGTTCGGGCTGTTCGTGAACAGCGGGCGGCCGAAGCCATCCACCGAACCGAGCAGGGTGGCCTGGAAGGCGGGGCTCGCGAGCCACGCCGACAGGTCGCCGCCAGCAGCGGCCACGGCCGAGAAAACCGCGACGAGGTCGGCGTAGGTGCCGGTCCCGTCCACGGTCAGCGCCGGGGCACCCGAGATGACGTCGAAGTTCGAGCCCGGAGCGGTGCCGGCCAGGACGGTCTCGTCGAACTTCTTGGCAAGCGCACCGGGGAGGCGACGCGCGAGCTCGCCGTACAGGGCAGGCAGGTCGCGACGGAACTCCATCGAGAACGTCTCGATGACGGCCAGCTTGTAGGGGGTCATCGACTTGCTGGACACCGTCGAGTGCGAGACCGGCTTCTCAGCCGACTCCGCAACCCAGTCAGCGGCCGAGTCGCCAGTGATGAGCGGGATGGTGATGCCAGAGCCCGGGAGGGCGATCTGACGAGAGGCGGCCATGACAGCCGACTGCTCCTGAGTGGAGGCCCAGATCTCGGACGAGACCTGCGCCGGAAGGACAACACCAGAGGTGCTGCGCTTGAGGTCGCCAGCAGCCATGCCGGTTACCTACCTTTCGGGAAGTGTGGTTAACGGGTGAAGCTGCCGTCGATGGCAGCCGCGAACAGGTCCGCAGTGGACTTCCCCTTCTTCGGGGTTCCTCCGCGGGTGCCGAGATCCAGCGATTCGGTGACGGCCTCGTGGGAGTCGCCTTCGCTGGCTGCGGGCTTGAAGGTCTCGAGGAGTTCGGAGGCGTCGGCCTCCAGTTCCTCGCGGGTCTCGCCGACCAGGCGCTTGGCCTGCGCCGGGGTGAGTCCCTTCTCGGCTGCGATCTCGAGCCGAAGCGCCCGCGACTCGGCGGCAGCGGCAGCCTTCTCGGCAGCCTCCGCGCGCTCGATGGCACGGGTTGATTCGGTCTTGTCGCGGTCCTCGAACTCCTTGAGTCGGGCCTCGAGGTCAGCGGCACGCTTCTCAGCGGCACGCTTCTCCCGACGCTCAGCGTCAAGGGCCTTCTTGCCGGCGTCTCCGAGCTCACCCGTCGCGGGCTGGTTGTCGGTGGCGCCTGTGTTCTCGGTGTCGTCAGCCATCGCGGCTGCTCCTTCGGGTGTGACAGATCACCAGCCCTCGCGGCAGGTGAAGTTAGATGCGGTCAGTACGCCGGTTCGGCGGTACAGCCGCAGTGGTCGTGGGCGTCGAATCCCGCGTTCTCTCGGGGGTAGATGCGGCCCGCGAGCATCCGGCAGAAGTCGCAACCGCCACCGCCGAGGACTCGCTCCCAGCCGCGCGCCTTCGGGTCTGCCTTGATGGAACCGAGGACCGTGTCGCGCCCTGCGTTCAGCACGAGGCGAGCCATCGCGCCGCTCGTCTGCGTGAGCGCATTACTCATGGCGACGTCGGCCGCAGTGCCCGCGGTCGCCGACCTCTTGGCGGCGACAAGGGACGTGACGCGCAGCGACGTCGTGAACTGCTCGGCGGGCATCTGCGGCATGACGATGCGGACGTCACCCGAGAGCCCACTCGCGACCCGGAAGGCCCGCAGATAGGCGGCAGCGAGCCCTGTGGACGTCTTGCGGTTCTTGCTGACCAGCCGCAGAACCTCGGCCGCGAAGCCGGGGAAGGAGCGGTCAAGGTCGGTCCAGTCGAGCGCCGGCCACAGGTCTTGCACCTGAGCCACCGTGGTCTGACGGAGGGCCAACTGCTGACGTCGATGTACCTGCGTCAGCTGCCTCGGAGCCAGTGCCATCAGGCGTCAGGGTTGAACATGGCGGCGAGGTCGACCCCGGCGCCGTTCTCGAGGCGCCACGCCGCGTCACGGTCACGCTCAGTCTGCGACATCCCAAGCCACTTCTCCTGCGCAGTCTGCGGCGTAATGACCGGGTTATCGCCAGTCGTCAACTTCACCGCAGCATCAGCCGCCTGAGCCATCGAACGAGTCTCCATCTCGGCCCACTTGACCTCAATGCGAGCATCCGCGCGCGGGTCGCCCAGCGACTTGAACGCCAGACGCATCGCACCCTCAATGCCAGGCTCATAACCCTTCACGCGCCGCTCACACTTAGCCACAAGGCCCGAGATCAGCAGCGCCAGAGACTCGGCCGACAAGTTCGACACATCAGTCAGGAAGTACGTGATCGGAAGCCGCGAAATCCGGGCCATGTGGCCGGCGATCTCACGCGCCAGATCCAGATGAGGCTTAAGGTCCGTGGCGTTGAAGTCCCCAAACCGGGCACCATCACCCTCAGCAACAAACAACTTGGCAATGTGCGCCTCATACGGCGCGACAGGCTTGCCATCGACACCCCGCGGGACCTCAATGCCCGTCGCCCACTTCTGACGAAACGCGCCATACTCGGCGATCGCCTGGACATTGAACATCGTCTGATTGAGGAGCCGCTGCGGCGTCGCAAGGTTCGCAATCTCCGACCGAATCTCCCCGAGCGGCCGATTCTGAAGCTCGAAAAACGGGACCTCGCCGAGCGGGTTGCGCGTCACAGCCTGCTGCCCGTTCGGCATCTGCCGAGCCATCCACCGCGCCTCAGCGAACGGGGTCGGCTCGCCCTGCTGACTCATACGAACCACGAAACCGGGCGTGTAGAGCGTCCCGAACGTCTCGCCGGTCCACTCATCAGTGAAGACCTTGAGCGCGGCGACGCGCTCGCCCTCCGGCGAGTAGGCGAGGACTACCTGGCGCGGGTCCTCGTAGTTCAGCCGCGGCTTGCCGTCACCCTTCGGGGGAGACACCGACACAAACGCACGGCCACAGATCAGGGCAGCAGCGATAGCCTCATCAGACCCGGCATCAAAGTCCGAATCCTTCCAGATCCGCCACGCATCCTTGTCCGCCTCCGGCTCATCGCCAATGCGGATGCCCTCAACGGACATGCGCTCTGCCGTCGCCTCAACCGCAAGGCCAGTCAGGTTCGTCGTCGCGAGCCCGGCCATGCGGACGAACTTCTGCGACGTCTCAGCCGACTCCACCTGCGGGTGAACATCATCGACCAGATCGCGGTAAGCCTGCATGTCCGACGCGCGCAGCGTGCGCTCCTCGTCCAGCCGGCGCAACCACCACTTAGGCGTGCCCTGCTGGGGTGTCGTTTCGTCGACCACGGAACCCCCTTAGAAGGCGAACGCTTGAGATGACTTCGGCTTGACAGCAGCGCCAGCACCGAACTTGGCGAGAGTGACGGAAACAAGAGGAGCGAGATTGATGGAGTAGTCCTTGCGGTCCCAACCCCACCCGCCAGCGGCACCAATCGGGCGCTTACGAGCCCCCGCGACAGCAGCGTTGAGCGGTGCCTGGTCGAAGTGCGTCAGACGGCCCTCGATAACGGCGTCATAGAAGGCGCCACACGCCTTCGCCATATCCGCCGCCGACGTCACCACCACACGCACGCCCGCATTACGGAGAGCTGGCACCATCGACGCGGCAGGAGACTGACCGTCCACAACCACGGGAGTTGTCTTACCGGCACGCTCCACCAGCCACTCGACGGCGCCGAGCGTGTCCGCAACCTTGTCGAGCGCCGCGACCTCGACATGCTCACCAACGCAAACACCGATGGAGACGACCCGGTCATGCGACATGTCCAGCCCATACGCGGCAACATCACCAGCCGGCACCTGCTCGGCAGC